CCTTTGTCCAGTATTTATCAAAGACAACATCTGACTGATACTGTGCTGCAAAATCTATCGCCTTGACTGATCTGTCATCTGCTTTTATGTACGCCTCATCTAGAGCTGACACTATTTCAGGGATAGATGGAACATGGAAGAACGATTTCTGTGGCGCATCCCATAACGGTTGTCCACCTACTAGCCATCCATCGCCACATAACTCTGTTGATGCTGCAAAATCTGACACGATAACTCTAGTACCACACGCTAAAGCCTCTATGGTAGGTATTCCAAAACCCTCACCATAGCTGGTTGCTAGTAGCACATCCATGCCAGTGTAAATCGCAGCCATCTCATTAGATGGGATACCAGTCCTGAGCATGTATGGGTCTACGAATCTGTATTGCTCTTTTTTAAGTCCTACAGATTTAATTAACTCCAGCATTTTGATACCACCTAAACTGCCCAGAGCATCTGTATGTAGATACAGAACTGCGTCAGGGTGTTTCTGAGCAAACATAGAAAATGCCAGAATATTTTCACCGAACGCTTTACGGCATGGGTAGACACCTTTATTAGCAGCATTCATACCTACTACGAACGCATCTTCTGGGACACGCATCATTTCTCTAGCAGTCACCTGTTGATTATCTCTAGTAATAAAATCTGTTGGTTCGTACACACGTTCGATAGCATGAGGTACATACTCTGATGCGATGCCTACATTCTCTAGCATCGATTTACCATACATACTCATAGCGATAGGTGTGACGAAGTCCTGACGTACCCACGCTGCAACATCTGGTGGTGCAGGCATGTGATCTATCGGAGTCCACGCACCGATACGCCAGTCAGAATATCTAGGGCCTTTAAATACCCACTGGTCGAACAGTGTGATCATGGCGTGCTCACCTGATGGGTCATGTCGATACCAGTCATACATGTGCGCTGGAATTACATCATTAGACCACTGATCGTGACCACGTGGATAAACAGGTACATCACCGTACTCAGTAGACCAGGTAGATGCTGCTGCTTCTAGACCATAATTAGCAGCGATAGCGATGTCGTATCCTGCTTTCTTAAATCTTGGAATAGCCTGTGCGCTCTGTTGGCCGTAGCCAGTCGTAGCCCAGGGTGCGTTCGACATCCATAAAATGCGTCTTTTATCTTCACCAGATTTAACGGCATGAAGATGTCTAGGTTTTTGTTTCTCTAATGCTCGTCTTTCAGCTCTATTCACGCAGGACTCCTAAATAAGTTAGACCCCACACTACTAGAGCATGGGGTCTAAAGGGAGTCTAGGACACGACCTGCGCTTCGTATCCTAGACAACTAAATTATTCAGATCAGCTGGTTGTTAAATACTTAACATGGCTGGTCTGAATCAGGTTGCCATCAAGGCGTACCTGTGCTCTGAACGTAATTAGGTCTTGGTTAAAGGCGTAATCATCAGATCTATCGATTCTTATGCCGCCAACTTGACGCACGAAATATGAGTTCAGATTACCGAAGATAACTGATTTCACAGCTGAACCTACGTTGCTCATCGCTGGGTTCTCGTAGATACGGTGACCTAATAATAGATCGCGATCTTCTGAGTTCATAGATGGGCTAAATAGGTATTGTCCTGCGTTGTCCTTTAATTTTCTCACTGCTGCAACAGTGTTTGCATTCATCATGAAGCCAGATCCTGGCAAACGACGAGCAACTGTGTCTAGTGAGTAGACCAAAGAAATTAAGTCATCTGCTGCTAATGATGTAGCTGTTGAAGCAACACCTGAGCCTGCACGACCTACGATACCTGTTGGTTCTACAGTTCCTGTACCTAGAGTCAATCTGCTGTTTGCAGTTGTTCCCATAGTGTTACCGATTTGGTCGGCAAGGAAACCTAAGATATCAACGCCAGCATCTTCAACTAGTTCACGTGTTACTTGGATTAGGAAACCATATTTGTAGGCACCTAATGTAACGAATGAGTTGAATGTAGGATCTGCTTCTGAGAATGCTGCTGCTTCTGCAGTTGCAGTTCCTTGAGTTGCGCTGTATGTCGCTAGTGATGGGATTTGTAGGTTTTCTCCACCAGCTGTGTTGAGAATTGTTGAAGTCTCAAGCATTGGGCCTACGAATCTTGCTAGTTCGATAATACGGTTGTAGAAAGAGGTTGGCACTGGTGATCCTGTTGAGGATTTAGTGATATCTCTTTTTTCAAATTCGTATGATCTCATATCGCCACGTGCTAATGAACGAATAATTTCTGCTTCGTCTTTAGCTGTGGATTTTTCAACTACTGGTTTGGCTTGATCTTCAAAACCTCTCATGGCTTCTGCTGCACGCACTTCGCGATCTGCATCTGCTTTTAGGGTTTCGATGATTTGTGCTCTGCGATCTAAGTCTGCTGAGATGCTTTGATACTTAGCATCTTCTTCAGCTGTTAGTTCGCGCTTTTCTGCTGCTGCAGAATCAAGAAGAGTTTTTGCTTCTTCCCAGGCACGATTACGTGCTTCATGTTGTTGCTTGATGTATTCCAATGACATTATTATGTCGTCCTTTTTGTTTGAGTTGGACTGCGTGGCTCACACGACAGGTAGCGATAGTGGTGGCATCCACGCAACTATCTAGATATATCCTATATCAGATTTAGCGAGTCTCTTTACTTTCTACAACTCGAGTTTCTTTTACTGGTTCAAATTTCTTAATTTCAGGTGTATCGATTTCTACTATAGCTGTAGCCATCGCATCAGCGAGTTCAGCTATCGCACCTGATTCAGGATAACCTGCAGTTTTAAGTATTACGTCTTTTATTTGATTTTTATTCATTAGAGTGCCTTGTAGACTAGGTCTAGTTGTTTGCGTTTGATATCTAGGTTACTGAATGACCCTGAGATAGGGGCATCTGCTCGTAATTTAGTTACTACTTCTGTTATTAGGTCAGCACTATCAGCAGATAATTTCTCTCCACTTTCTAATTTGATTAGAGCATCAGCTAGTAAATCTGGGTCAGTGTTAGTTCTAGATGCCAGTATTTCTACTGATCTGACCTGTGCTGTGGTCGCTTCGTAGGCAGGGAATCCTGTGACGATAGATACCTCATGTAGGCGTATGTCTAATAGTTCTCTGACAGTGCCATCATCTGACCACCTGTCACCTTTCTTAGGTACAGAGAAACCGAATGACATGCTATTTACGTCTCCACGTTTCATTAGGACTGATAGGTCACGACCATAAGTTGTATCTGGTAATACTGCCTCAGCTAGTAAGCCTTTAGAGTCCTCAGTAAGTTTCAAAGTTTTAGCGCGTGTAGATGCGAGCACCATATCCATATTGTGATTGACGAACATCTTAATTTCATTACGAGCCTTGAGGGAACGCTTAAAAGCACCCGGGACTATACGCTCAGTGAAAGGTAGGGGTTCGCTGTCGCTGTTAAATACTGCAGCGTAGCCTGTGAATCTCATACCGTCATTATCATCAGGTAATAATCTGATTTGGAAGTCTACGTCTGTTTTAACTCTACGTTCTACTCTAGTCACTGGCTCATCCTTTGTTGTCTTATCTAATTGTATAGCGATACTAGACCATCGTGTGCGCTCTTGCTCTTTATCTAACTGACTTACAACTGATTCTGCATATCTCATCGCGCGTTCAGCTGATGACTTAGATGGCCCTGAACCCCATAAAAGATGTGCGACAAGTCCTGCACCCGGGTATCCTGGGTCATCAGGATTTCTATTTGATGGTGCATCTAAATCGACCATGTGTCTGGCTATCCAGGGTGCGATTCTGCGCCACTTATCTTCAGATACTCGACCATCAGCCATATCACGTGCTTCTTGCTTAGTCTTATCAGTTAAACCATCGCCACCGAATCCCTGACGATTAAGTTCTAAACCTCTGCGAGCTGATGCACGCATGTATGCAGGTGGAGTGAGATTCACCTGTCTATTTTCTATAATCTCATCAGTACTGCGTGTGGATTTTGGATGACCAGCTGGGAGTAAATCGTAATCTGTTGTGTATGCAGGGTTCTCTGGTCTGCCATTTCTTAATAAATAAAGGTACGCATTAACTCGAGCCATAGACCATGCTGCTCTAGATACACCTGGTCTGTGAGATGTAGAGTACGCTCCTGATCCTCTGCGATAGACAGCCTTTAGCTGACCTAACGTGGTTCGAGTCCAATCGGGTTTATTATCTTCACGCATTTTGTCATTATGGTCAGCGACTTTATTTCGTAACGCTGTTTCTGTTTTCTTGTCAAAGTCCACATCGCCACCTGCACCACCAGCACTACCAGGCTGGTTAGTGTCACTACCAGTTATCTGATCTTTAGCTGGAGCAGGTGCTCTATCTTCATCATCCATGTAGGAAGAATCATCATCATGTGGTTGCCATGCGTTACAGTAGTATGCACCATTTACATAGTCATCCCACTTTTCACACCAGGCACGTAACTCTCCACCAGGATATTGCTTAATATCATCTTCCATATAAAACATGCAGTTACCACAAGCACGACCCTCTGGTACATCAGGTGATAATGATGGTCGATAATTATCAGGTAAAGCACGTTCACCACCAGGCTCCATACCCTCAGCGATAGACACTGCCACCATCTGATCTATAGCATCCTGTTTAGTGGTATGACATCCAATAACTTCGCCATCCTCTTTAATAGTCGCCCATCCTGAGCAGTCAGGTGATGATTCAGTAATAAAGTATGGCATTAGAGTGTCTGCCACATCACGTGCAAATTATGTCCAGCATCATCAGCGATAGCGTATAAAAAATTACCAGGTTGCAGTACGAACTGATAGTCATCGCCATTATCTAAATGTATTCCTGTTGAGGTAGTAACTGCACTGGAACCACCGAACCAAATGTATTCATTTGATTGCTTATCAGCATTATGCAAAATAATTTGAGCTGGTGAACCATATGGGCCTAGAATATGAGTCGCTGCAGTACCTATAGTGAACTGCGCAGTATTAAGCATTATTTGACCTCATAAACTGATTCAGGATTTTCTGGATCTATCTGCACTACCTGTTGTAGCTGTGTTGATGGTAGACCTGTGTGAGTTATAACAGGTAATTCTAATGCTGCTAATACCTGTGCAGGATCGTAACCCACCATGACTAGGCGTTGTGCCATTTCAACTTTCTTAGACTGCTCCACGACCTCAGCATCCACAATATTTATATTCGCTAATGGAACTCTGAACTGGTCACCCTGATCTACTGGTCTTAAATCCTCGAAGCGTCTCACATCATTAACTGAATAGAATCCTGCCTGCAGACCGATAGAGTACCCCTGAATACGTGTGGTGTAATCACCACGTAATAACCCATCGACATTAAATTTAAGAAAAGCATCAGTTGGTAATAGTGCGCTGTATGCCTGTTCTATTTTCTCTATATATGGTCTAAGTGTATGAACTACGAAGTTAATATTGTTCTGCTCAACTGATGCGTAACTCATGGCACCAGGCGTTGTTATTCCTAACATGTGAGGTGGAATTCTGAACACACGTGCTATTTCTTCAAATGCTAATTTTCTAGACTCCAGCATCTGTGCTTCGTCAGGAGCTGTACCAGTTTTAGTGTACTTAGCACCACCAGATAGCACACCTGTCTTGTGTGATTTTCTAAACCCTTTATGAGAGATATCAAAGTTATCGCGCAGATTAGTTGCCTGCTCACGTGTCAGCTGACCAGGGAACTCGATGATGCCCTGAACAGTTGCACCCTGTCCGAAGAAGCGTGCTGCGAATGATTGCAGTGCTGATGCTAGACCAAGATTATCTTTTAATTCTGATACACGTGATAAGCCTCTGAGCGCACCAGGCTTACGCATTTCAGTAATCTGTATCATGTCATCTTTAGATATGACTGCCTGATTAGAGTCATCTAGTACGTATTCGATTTCACGTGTGTCAGGATTTCTGCGCACAGTGATACGCATAGGATCTAAGACAACTAGGTTTTGAATATCGCCTCTGCTGTCACGATAGATACGTGTAAATGAGTTACCGTCTAATAATAATGAAATCAGTACTTGCTGATAATGCTCAGATCTTAATAAATCAACATCTGGTTTCTGAACCCACTCAGGTCGTGGTCGATATGGGACACGATTACCATCTCTACGAATAAATGAGTCCACAGGTAATGTGGATATGGTGTCTGAGATAAGTAACACAGCAGCGTAGAACGCACTGATACGCATCGCAGTATTTTCATCTATCGGTGTGCCAGCCTCAGTAGTAAATGCAAACGTGTCACCTGCACCCCAGATGGACTGGAATGAGATATTGCGACTTTCTATATTGTTATTAAATAAACGTGAGAGCATTATCTGTTACCACGCTCGATGGCTAAACCAAATATTGTGATGCTGATACCTAATGCGACTAACCCTGCTGGAGCATAAATCCAGGTAATACCAGCTGAGATAGTTAATAACCCTAACGCTTGTGCGACAGTGGCTAACAATGAAACTCCCT